CGCCGTGCCGTTGCTGGCCGTCCACGAATTGCTAGGCCCGTGCCGGTTCACCCACAGCCACGCTTCCTGTGCCTCGTCTTCGCTGTACGGCACGCGGGCTTCGTTCACTGTTGGGCCTCGCGGTACAGCACCAGGGCGATTGCGGCGTAGGCCGCGAGATCCAGCAGCGTGTCTTCAACGCCGTCGAACTCGACTTCGCCACGCCGGAAGAAACTCCTGAGCCGGTGCATTTTGTCGCTCATGCGCAGGACGCAGCCCGCGTAGGCAGGCACGTTGATCACGTCTGCCGAGTTGCGGATGTTCGACAGGGCATCTTCGTCACACCCATAATCAAGCGTCTTGCGAAAGTGGAGATTTCTTATCTCGTCTAGCACGGAAACGAACGCTTCCGATCCCGGCCGCAGCCCTTCGCCCAAGAGCCCGTCGCCCTTCAGACGTTCGGCGTACTTGGCGGCGCTGGCCTCGGTGGCTGCCTTCCATCCCGGCCTGGTCCCTTCGCAGCAGCTGCCCGCCAGACGTTCTTCAACCGCGTTCCGCAGTGCGGCGTTTTCCAGTTCCAGTGTGTTCATCCTTTTCCTTTCGCAGATCCCGGTCGCAATAGATAGGCATTGCCTTCGTGACTTCGTGCCTGCCGTGGTCGATGACGATGCAGGCTTGGCACGGTGGCTCGTAGGCCGCCTTGATTCGAGTAGCGTATGCACTGTGTCCAATCACTGATCCGTTGGCCACGTACCTACCGGCGCGCAGCCATTGGAACTGGTGCCAGTGGCCGAAGCAGGTGAGGTCGGCCCGCTCGATCGCATCCCATGCACTAATGGCCTTGTTGGTTGGGATCGTGATGCCGCCAATGCCGCCGCCGTACTTCACGGCGTGGCCGTGGTGGAACCGAATGCGGAACCCTTCAAGGTCCACGTAGTTCAGGTAGCCATGCCCTACCTGCCATCGCACGTTCTTCTTAGCCTCGGCGGCAGCCATCGTCAGATACATGTGCTGCTCGAAGGAGTGTTCCATCTCCGTGCCGATGCGGAGCTTCTCCGTGGTGCGCCCGTGGTTGCCGCTGTTCGTCGCCACCACCACTTCGCTGGCGTTGTCTGCCACCTGGTCAATGAAGTTCCTGACGATGCCGCCAATGAACCGGCACGCCGATAGCGGGGCCAGTTGGGCCATCTCTGCCGTATCGGGGTGGATATGCCCACTGATGAGATCGCCGCCCAACCAGAGCACCACGCGGTCAATGCGGGCCAGCTGGCGTTCGTGGTCAAGCAGCACCGCAAACCGCTCCAGCAGTTCGGCCATGCGTTGTTCGCACACGTCGAGATCGTAGGCGTTCAGCCCGTTCACAGTCTCGGGGTCCACCCGCTCTTCGCAGTGGATGTCGGAGAGCAGCACCACCATTGTGGCCGCGTGCTTCTTACCCTTGCCGCTTTTGGTCATAGGCCGCTTAGTCGCCTGAATGCCGGTAAGCCCGGCAATGGAGTCAGCCCGCGCACGCTCGGCGTCGATCGCAGACAAGGCCGCCTTGTAACGGCCCTTCAACGATGCCACCTCGGAGCGAAGCCGTGCCAGTTCGGCATCGGTTGCCAACTGGCTGGCGTTCGCAGCGTGAGCCTCGACGGCTTCAATCAGCGTTGCTTTTTTAGCCATGCGATTACAGCCTGCACGCCGCCGGTTTCCCAGTTGCGTTCCTTGGCCGCCTCCAGTATTGCCAGAGCGTAGGCCCGCGTCTGGTGGGTGTTCGGGTTGAAAGCCTCACGCACCGCAGACAGTTCCGCTTGAGCGTCAGCGGGCAGCCGATCAAACCATGTTCGGAATCCTGGCTTGCCGTTCGCCGCCTTGGCGAGCACGTCATCAAGCAGGCTTGTTCTTGCCTTTCCCACGCTTGGCTCCTTTCGGCTTGGGCTTAGAGCGCCGCAGGTACACCATGCCGTCGTCGTCAGGGATGCCGCCGCCAGCGGGTGCGTCGTCTTCCTCGTCGAGCGGCGAAGCGTCGAACTCAGGTGGCTTCGCTGCCTTTGGCGTTGCTGGCTTGCGTGGCATCGGCTTCCCTTTCGCCGTCCACCGTAACGGGCGTGTCAATCGCCAACGTAGAACTTCTTTGCCGCGATCAAAGCATTCCGCGCGTCGGTCTGCACCTTATTGCCAACCTCGTTCAACCACTTCTGCCGACCGGCGCAACCGCACCCGCCCGGCTTGCCCTCCGTGCGGGTCAGCGCCTCGACACGCTCTTTCGTGATGCCGATGGCGGTAAGCCCACGCTCCACAAGGTCTCCGATCGGCACGGGCCGCCAGACCTTTTCCGGCACAGGGTAACACTCTCTGTATGTAGGCAGTCGCCTAGCGACATATCCGCATGTCGGGCACGTCTTCGCTGGGTTATTGAAGTCGCAATATGTACCAATCATAGGACGGTAACGCGAACGCCCCCCGGTATCTCGCAAAGCCCTGACCCAGTGTAGTGGGATATTACGAAATACTCTCCAGCAACAGGCCCGCACATTGGGCTATCGTCGCAGTTTTCGCAACCCTCGGAAATTCCGCGCTCAGCGTTTGAGGTTCCTGCGCAGTTGTAAATCGTCTGGACGATCGCGCGCGTTTCGCACTTCTTCCAACAATGGTCACAGTCTTCGCCGAGCGGGTCAGAGCATTTCTTGACAACAAGCGTCACGCTGTACCCGACGTAGCTGTTGCCAAATGAATCAAGGCCCGCAATGCGCCCACCCCACGGGAGATCGCAGAAGTCAACCCAATCCGAGAACGGCAAATTCACATACTGAAGACCTTTCCGCAAAACAAGGATTCCAGATGTGTCGTCCGTCGTGCCAGTAGGTCTGCCTAGGCTATCCAAGAGAATGGCAGCAGGCGAAATCCAGTCGCTTACCACCGCGTTAATGCCTCCGAGCGGGTCAGAAATCCACCTTTTTTCATGAATCTCGACCTCAATCTCCTCTGGCGGATCGTCTTCCGCTCGGCAGCAGGAGAAACACCTACCCGTTCCGTTGTCTGCCTTGTCTGTGGCGTCGTAGCTGCCGCCTGAGGTTACGGAAGCAGTGATGCCGTTTTCATTTGTTGCCGTGAAGGAAAACGCCGAACAGTCTGAAACGTAAGACGTTCCGGTAAGGCCAGCCGCGCAGGTGTTGCTTCCCCCTTGGTTCGTTGAGACTGTGACGAGCGGATACTGAGAAGGGCCGCGATACTCCACGGATATTCCAGCGCCGCACGTCGTCCCGCACACTCCATGCGAGTACACGCACGGATTACTTTCCTGCCTCTTCAGTACAACCGTCATTCCGTTCCAGTAGTCTTCGCAGCACTTGACGTTTCGGTATGCCCACGCCAAGTAATCGTCACCGCCGTCCGTGATCGTCACGCTTGTGATTTGTCCGAATGTGGCGCTGCTGGGGCTGCCGTCAATGACGGCCGCTAGCACAGCACCAGCGGCGATCCCAGCAGTCGGGCCAAGTTGGTTTACCGATACGGTGACGGTCGCCTCCTCGCCAGGCAGGGAAGGATCGTCGCGGTAGTAGATTCCTCCTCCACCGTAGTAGTCGAGCTCGACGCTTTGGATGATGCCGTTTGACTTGAAAAACTCGCCGCCGTCGTAGAGCGTGACGCCAGTAACGGCCCCGTCCTCATCGACCGAAACGAGCGCATAGAAACTGCTGTATTCGCCCTGCGTCCCATCGGTCACGGTGTGATTTACCGAATCGGATTCCGAGTAACCTGCCCCGGCGTTTGTTATTGAAATTGCGCTGACGTACCAGTAAGTTTTTCCGTCCCACCCGGTCGCCGAAGAGAGCGTTCCAGACAGCACAGCCCCCGTTCCTGTGCCGCTCACGGCCACAGTGACAGTCGGCGCAACCCGACCACAAAAAAACTGAGCACTTGCCGCTGTGTTTTCAGTGTCGCCAGTTGCCACGTTGAACGTCAGCGATGCATAGTCAGGGTAGCCGGTGCCGCCGCTCGTCAGCGAGACGCTGGCGACTTCCCACGCCGGTCTGCCTTCGTGCTCGATCTGGTCAAGCGTCACGCCAAACGATGCACCAGACCCACCGCTAGCGCTCGCCGTTACGGTCGGCTGAACCCTGGCAATCCTCGCGTAGCCGTCACCACCATTAGTCACACTAATGGCAGTGATCGGACCCTTATCTGCTTCAGGGTCGCCGCTAGGCGAGGTTACTTTACCTGCTGCGCCGCTGCCGTAGTCGGACGAGAAACTGAGTTGGGCGAGGTCCGGCCCCTGTACCTGGCCGTCTACATAGCCTGAGATCGCCACTGTAACAGTGTCGGGCAATTCGCCTTCGGTGCATTGGGTGCATGGGGTTCCACAGCATGGCGAGCAGCTCGACCCGAGCATGATGCCAAGCGGGTAGCCGCTGGCGGCGAACAGGAAGACCAGCCACGCCAGGAGGGCGGGCGGATCAACCGACGAGATAGCGGCGAGAAGGTCGAGCATCTAGCACTCCGCAGCGATCAGATACCACGCCGTGCCGTCTTTGGCGATCGCACACGCCCTTGAAGTGCTGGTTGCAGTTACGCCTGCTATGGCCGCAAACAGGTTCGTGGCACTCGCCGTATTCGGCGTGCTCGTCTGGTTCTTGAACGTCACCACCTTGGCGCTGTTCTTGCTCCACGCCCCGGTGAAGGTGCAGACGCGGAAGGTCTTGCCCCCAGCAGCACCAGGTGCCGAGCCAAAGTAAATGCCAGCCTGATCCCGGTCGCCACCTTCAACGGCACGCACTACCTTGGCGATCCGTTCCGCAGCGGGTCGCGTAAACGTCACCCGCTCAGTGCGTGCTGCTTTGCCGTCTGGTTTCTGTGCCACGTCTCGCTCCTGTGGCGTCAGTCTTCCAAGATCGTCAAGACAAGACGGGAACCCTCTGCTGCGGCTTGGGCGGCGTAGTTGCCTGGGCCAAGACGCATTACGGCAGGCTCGCCTGGCCGCAGCCTGACAGCACCGTACAGAACGCCACCGGAATACTGCCCAAACGTAATGGTGCAGGTGCTGGCCGTGAGTGCGCCCGAGTTGATGCTTTGCGCTAAGCACATCCCAAGAGCGCCAATAGTCGCAGTCGATATCTGCGAAACAGCGGTTCCAAGCCTGAGCGTCTGCAACAGCACGCCAGCCGTGGCCTGGGAAGCCGTTTGCGAAACGGACACTGCGTTCGACAGCCTGTCTTTGTCGTATTGCAGAGACGCAGAAAAAGAAACGTCAGCCATGGTTTGTGTCTCCTAGGAATTGCCGCCGGTCATGCCTGTTTGTGGATTTACTGCCGCAGTTTCAACGCCGGTCTGCGACCCTGAGCGCAGGTGGCACACGGTTATATTTGTTCCAAGCGATGGCGGATTGGTTACGTTGATTATTCCAGTTGCCAAGTAGTACGTAGTGCCGCCAGACGTAAACGCCACGGTGTATCGGTACTGCCTTGGAGAAGCACCAGGCTCCCATTCATTGAGTGCGGTGCTAAAAGACAGTCCGAACGGTATTACAAGCGATGCCTCTCCCGTAGATATGTTGTAATTTACAGCAAGTGGAATTACCGGCAGCCTCGTTGAAATAAACGAGCCAGCAGTATCGTTCCAAGCGACGGTCGCAAGTTCTTGCCCGGCCTTGTAGTAAAAGAAGTTAGCGGGCGGCAAATTAAAGTAAGACTGTCCCGATGGGTTATGAACCAACGTACCTGAGCCGGAAAACCTGGGCTGCGCAGAAGCGGAAAATGTGCCAGCCGGGTAGGGAGAGCACATAGCAATGACAAGCGAATAGCTCTTTCGCTCTGCAATCGTTACGTCAAAGGTTTTATCGTATGACATGTTTAGAAAGGCGGCGTGCCGAAGTATGTGGCGAAAGCGACGGCAGGATTCACGCGGCGTGAAAGAATTGTTGGCGCACCGCTGCCGGTGAAGTCCGTGTTGAAGCGGATGCTGCCATCGTCGTTCAACGCCATCACAGAGGCTGAGGCGATCTTTTCGATGCCGCCTTCCTCAAACACATAACAGCGTTTCTTGGAACTGCCGCTCACGTAGTTCCAACCGACGTTCGGCAGATACAACTGGTAGCCGCTGGCCTTGAACGACAGTTCCGCAGTGACTTGCCAGAAGTTCACCTCCTGGCCGTTGACTACCTCGACGGCTGGCTGGCCGCTGATGCCGTGGCACATCCACTGATACGCCGCAGCACCAAGAAATGAATCGGAGTTCAGCGCCCCCGTCACGGCCACGGCGTTGGCGATCGGGAACGTAGCACGGTTCCCGGCGATCGACAGTTTCAGTTCACCTTCGATCGACTGAGCACCTTCGATGATCTCGCCAGCCGAGTTGATGAGCGGCTTGATGTCACCGTTGCCGCTGCCGTTGTAGTAGCGGAAGCATGGCACAGAGATTCCGCTTGTCGAGAACGACCAGATGTCCGCACGCGCCAGCGGGCTCGTTTGGAAACTAGGCGTGCCTTCCTGCGGCGACTCGTAGCTGTACGTTACTTCCGCGTGAAACGCATCGGTTTCACTGACTGCCACGTTCAGGCAGAGCAGGTAGGAAAACTCTGGGTGTGCAGCACCGTGAAAGATGCCAACCGTGTTGACGATGTCCTGCGTGTTAGTAGCGCCGTCGAGCGTGCAGACAAACTTCATTTCAGCAGTGGGCGCTTCGCCAAACTTGTGCGACAGCGTGCGCGGGAGAACTTCGCGGTAGGAGAGAACAGCCATTAGGCACCAAGGATTTCTACGGGGTTGGCACCAGTGGCCTTGATCGCCTGCTTAATCTCTTCGAGCTTCGCCAACTGGGCACGCCTCTGCTCCAGTGCAGGATCTTGGCGGCCGGTTGCCAGTGCCAGAAACTGCGAGGCACCCTCCTGCGTACGAATGTCGTTCACCTGCAATGCCTGCTGCGAAGGCCGGGCAAGTTCGGCGGCGATCTCCTTACGGATGCTGATGCCCTCGGCTGCAAGGTTCTGGAGTGCAGTGCGTGCTTCGCCGCCGTTCACCAGCCCCTTATCGAACGCTTGGCGAACCTTGATGAATTGATCCTTCACAGTCTCGACGGGCTTCAGGAGGGCTTTATCGAGCCCCAGCGATGACAGTTCACGGTCCCGTGCCTGCTGCCTGGCAGCGTCAGTCGCAGCCGCCGCCGTCTCTTGCGTGAGCCGCAGCCGCTCCTGTGCCTGCTGGATCGCAACGGCATCGCCAGCCTTGCGGGCGTCAGCCAGGTTCTTCTCTGAGTCGGTGATCGTCTGGCTGATCGCCAGCAGATCCTGCGAAAGCGTCAGGCGGGATTTCTCCGACTCTGGCAGCCCAGACTGCACAAGTTCCCGAACCCGCTTGCGTGCCTCTTCGGCCGCCTTGGCAGAGGTTTCTGCTACACGCTTGGTGGCATCCTCTTCTTCCTTGCGTGCGTCTGTGATTTTCCCAATCACAGCCAGCACTTCGTTGGCCGATTGTGCGATTAGCTGCTGCCCTGCCGCCGCTTGGACTGCGCCACTGTTGGCGTTGTCGATGTCCACCTGCAAGGCATCGAATGCGTCGGTGAGTTCCTTCGGGACAGAGCCAAGATTGCCAGCATCTTGGGCGAACTTCTTGAACGCAGACGCAGCCGATTCAACCGTGCCTTGCAGCAGCGTTTCGTTGGTGATCTGGGCCGGAAGTTTAAACGCCAACTGTGCTTCGGCGGCGAAGTTCTTTGCAGCTGCCGTGCCCTTGTTGATCGCCTCTTCAACCTTTTTCAAATCCTCTTGGTTCTTCTGAACGGCAGCAGAAACTTCACTTGCACCGGAATCGCCAGCCAGTGCGTAGTTGGCAAACGCACCAGCCGCCGCCCCGAGCACAACAACAAGAAGCCCGACGCCTGTGCGAGAAAGCAGCGTGGTGATGGCTGCCGTGAAAAATGCCGTTGCGGCTGATGCCGACACGCACGACAGGCTATAGGCAGCAAAGGCACCAGCTGCCGCCAATCCTCCAAGGGCTGCACCTTGTAGGTTGCTTGCAATGAATCCGAGCGTGTCAGCGATGATTGGGAAGATCGTTGACGCCAGCGGTGCCGTCGCCTGAAAGACCACAATAAACGCATCAGCCGCAGCCCTGGCAACCTCGACCACGCCACCGATCGCCGCTTCCGCAGACTTCGCCACCTCCTGAACGTCGAGTGCTGCAATGAACGTGGCGGCGCTTTCAGCGGCAGCAATCAGCGACGGTGCCAGTTCTGCCGTCACGCGAGCCTGGAACGCCTTGAACGTGGCAGAGACTTTGCCTATGGAGTCGTCCAGCGTTGCCAGCCCTTGCACCTGGTCCTTACTGAGCACCAGGCCCAGCCGCTCGGCTTCGGCACGCATCTCTGAGAGATAGCCAGCACCTTCAGCAAACACCGGCACCAGTTCCGCACCGCTCTTGCCGAACAGGCTGACGGCCGCCGCCGCCTGCTGGGCCGGGCCGGGCAGTTGGGAGATCGCCGCCGCGACAGCCTCGAAGGCAGCCTCTGGCGACAGCCGGGAAAGTTCCTGCACAGACAGCCCGAGATCCGCAAAAGACTTGATGGCACCCTTGTTGCCGGTCTGGGCTTCGCCCAGGTTGATGCCGAGCTTCTGGACACCCTTGCCGAACGTCTCGACGCTTACGCCAGACTGCTCGGCCGCGAACTGGTACGCCTGAAGCGTCTGCGTGGAAACGCCCGTTCGCTTGCTGAGATCGTCCACCGATGCCACAGCAGAGGCAGAGCCAGCCACGAAGGAGTTGAACGCACCGGCGACGGTCTGCACGCTCGACAGGAACACCCGCGAAAGTTCGATCGTCTTCAGCGTCGAAACGTCAGCCTGAGTTTTCTTGGCGGCATATCCGAGTTTCTGGAGTTCAACGACACCGGCATTGATGCCCGAGGACATGCCCTGAGCATTTGCCGACAGCGTGAATCCTAGTCCGATGCTTGCCATGCCTAGCCTTCCAAGTCCTTCTTCATCTGCTCAAGCACCGAGTGAATTTGCGTCCAGTGCTTGGGTGCCTTGTCTTCGATCGGTATGAAATCGCCAGCGGTTGGAGTCTTGCCCTTCGGGCAGTAAGGGGCCAGCATCGCACTGGCAAGCATCCCGGTCTGCGTCCATGAATCTTCGAGCGGGCTGAACCACCTGGAGTACGCGATCCATCGACTGAACTCCCGTGAATCCATTGCGTCGATTTGTTCCAACGTCATCCGAAGGTGGCCCGCCAGGCGCATCTTGAAATGCAGCGTCGGGCGGGCGTTTATTCCCCCGCAAGTCTCTTGATCTCCTCCTCAGTCAGTGCGTTGTGCTTCATGGCCGCTTGCCACAGTTTGTGCATCTGGTCGCTGCTGCGAACCTTCAAGGCTTCGACACCTTCTTCGCCGGGGAAGATCAGGTTGCCCTTCTCATCACAGAGCGTCCGCGACAGCAATTCAGAGCGAAAGTCGGGAATAGCCTTGCCGCCCGCCTCGACTAGCTTCATCTCGTAGGAATCACGTTCGCCCACGCTCATCAGCCGCAAGCAGCATTCGCCGCCGAAGGCTTGCACCTTGATGATCTTGGCGTCGTCTGCTGCGTCGATCTGTTCTCTTGTCAGTGACATTGGTTGCCTTATTGGATGATTTGAAACTCGACGGTGTAGCGCGTCACTCCGTTGAGTTCTGCCGCCGCACTCACGGAAGTACAGCATGCAGTGCACGTCAAGTTCATGCCGCCACCCGCAATCGTCAGCGTGCCGCGAGTTCCATAGGGGGCGGTGCTTACGACGCCAATCGTCTGAACGCTGACAGAGCCAGCATCGTCAGTCCAGACAACGCTGCGGCCCTTGGGCAATCCGCCGCCCCACGTCCACGCAAGGCCCGTAACTTCCGTGGCAGCCGCGCCGTTGAACGTGACCGTAATGCCTGTGCTGTAACTTGCCACGGGAAAACCTCCCGTGAACTAGCGGGCAACGCGGAAGGTAGCACTGCCACGGATGACATCGTTCACAGCAAGCGTCACCGAGCAACTTGCAACGGTGGCAGCCTTGGACAGCGACAGGCCGCCCGTGATCGCCAGCGTGCCGGTGGCACCGTCGTCTAGGCCGCCAGTGCCAACAAAGTCAATCGTAACTTCCCGCCCCGTGTCGGTTGCAGACCCAGCCAGCGGACGGTTCTGCGTCAAGACAGCAGCGCCGGTCGTCAGGCCGAGATGGCTAATGTCGATAGTGTCGGCGGCATTCACGTCGTTCTTGTTGTACGTCAGATTGGTGACGGTGCCGGTGAAGCCCGGAAAAGTTACCGTCGTGCCGCTGCTGTCATGGGGCGTCGATGCCATTGCTTATGTCTCCTGCCACCAACAATCGAACGATAGTTTGACGCTATAAACCGGCGGCATTTCAGCACCCGCCAGCTGTACGAAGTCGTCCTGCTCGTTTTCAAGCGAGACTTGCTTCACCTCCGTATTGTCGAAGGTGCCCCCGTACCCATCCAGACTCAGCCGCACTTTGTCGGCCAAGTCTCTGGCACCTTCGTAGGTTGCGGCGTACACGTCGAAATCCACGCTCACCTGCGGAACACCCATCGGGCCGCTAAGCGTCTGCTGCCTGCGGATGCCGCTGCGCCGGTAGGTGATGAACGGCAGGGCCGCCGACTGCGGGGCAAGCAGCGGGAAGATCCTGGCAGAGACAAGGGACGAAACAGCCGTGGTTGTGACTAGGGCGTTTCGCATGACGGCTTCGGGGGATTTCATTTTCCATCCGCCTTGTTGCGGCGCTCCTGGGCACGTAGGGCATTCGTCAACGCCTTCCGCATTTCCACGTCAAGGATGCTTTTCATCGCAGGCAGCGACTGCCGGAAAGCCTTCTCCAGCGGACGAAGTGCAGGCATGGGGGCCACCGATCCCGTGGCGATGAAGTCGATCGGGTACTTGCCCTGCCACGAGCCTTTGCCACGTCGAGCGTTCCACGACGACAGCAACTCACGCGGGTTGTTCTCCGGCCGCTGTTTCACCCTGTCCCTTTGCGTGATGATCCGCCCGTCGAGAATCACCCGGCGGCGTTTCAATACCTTGCTCTTGCCGGGGCTGCGCCGCCCCTTGGTGCCGAACTCCACCAAGTGGGAGTGGTACGCCCGGTTCGGCCCCTTCTGGACAGAACCGCCGAAGGCCGATTCAGCCATTCGCTGACTGCCGCCACCGACCGGCCTGCGGAAGCCAATCACCACCACCGACACGGGCGTGTTCGTTTTGTTGTTGGTGTACTTCTTCGTGCGATCGGTCACACTCGCCAGCAGGTTGCCCGTCACCTGCCCGATGCTTCGCACCTGTGCCAACAGGGCATCCTTGCCGGGCTTCGACGCCTTCTTCAAGGCACGGGCTTGGTAGCGGTTGCTGATGTCCTTATCGAGCTTCTTCAGTTCGGCAATCACGTCATCCAGCGGCGCAAGGGAAAACAAAGACTTTGCAGCCTTGCCACGCCCGAGGGCCAACTTGATCAGCGGCTCGCCGTTGAACATCGCCATTAGGAAATTTGCTCCTGGCAAATGGCTTCGTGTTCGCTGCGGTTGCCGTGTTCAAGCAGGCTCACGATGTCGAGCGTGCGGGATCGCCAAGAGAACCGCATTTGCTGCGTCAGCCCCGGCAGGTAACGCAGGCGCACCTTGTGGCTGATCGTGGTTTCCTGCTGCCCGGCAGCCAAGGCTTCGCGGGCGCTCACTCCTTCGACGCTGGCCCACACGGCAGACGAGTCCGCCCACGTCAGCACCGTCTCGCCTAGCGTGTTGGTGGCACCGCTGGCGATCTGCACAGTGATACGCTCGCGGAGTTTGCCGGGGTCAATCATCGGTAGGAACCCCACCGCTGTGACGAGAGCAGGGATTCCAAGGCAAATTCCAGCGGCTTTGAGATAGAGCCCACAAGCACCGTGGAGCGGCTTTCGTACCAGTGGGCAATCAGCATCAGCATGGCGTGCCGGATCGCCGCTGGCACATCGCTGCCGCTGGCCCCGTAACCGCCCCACCAGGTCACGCTGATCGCGTTATCGTCTTGCAGGTGCGGCGGCCACGTCTGGCCGTAAAGCGTCTTCACGCTCCCCGGCGTGGCATTGCGGTCCACCCGGTAGCTGCTAGTGCCGTAGGTGGCCGTCGTGCCATTCTCGTAGGTGAACGTCAGGGCCACCGCTGTGGCTGTGCCAGCCGCTGCCATCGGCGGGCGGGGTAGTTCGATGTCCATGGTGCCGTCAGGCGGGAACTTGTCGAACCGCATGACCCACTGGGTGTGTACGAGCGTCCGGTCGAGGTACTGTTCGCACCACTCGCGGGCTGCCGTGATCAGCGACGACACGTAGGCATCATCTGTGCTGGTGTCGATCCGGCAATGTGCCTTCGCTTCGGCAAGCGTCACAGGCTCGACCACGGGGGCAGTCGCTCTAGCAAGGCTGCGGTACATCATTTCCTGCGTCTCCGCTTAGGCGTGGCGTCAGCCGTTTCCACTTCGTGCTCGACGGCAGCCGTCTCAATCAATTCGCCCTGCGTGTCCTCAACGGCAACGTGCTGGGCCAATAGTTGAACGGCAAGCCCGCCGGGGATCTCTGCCGTCTGCCCTTTGCGGTAGCCACGCCAGGCACGGGTGAACTTCATCTTCATCACTGTGGCACACTCCATGCAGTTTCGGGTCGCTTGCTGGTGTTCGTGAAATCCGTAGTCCACTGGAAAACAGGCTGGCCGAGGTTCTGGCCCGGCCACGTCACCACGTATTCGCCGTGGCCCAAAACCACGCGGGGCGTGATGTAGACGCGGTTGCCGCTCTCGCGCCAGTTGCGCCAGAAGTGGATGTCGGGATCGACGCGGCCTTCGTTCCAAGAACCGTCAGGGCCGGGCGTCGAAAGGAACCAAGGTTTCTTCGCACGCTTCAGGGCCGCCGTCGAGATCACGGTGAGGCCGAAGTGTGCCGTATCGACTTCCTGCACAGGCTCGGCAAACCACGACGCAGGCAGGCTTGTCTTGCCGTCTTCCGGTGGATTGTCCAGCGTGCCCTTCAGCGTGAGCATCGGGCGGCCGTCTTCACGCTTGGTCTGCAGCCCAGTGATGGCGTCACACTGAAACGTCATCGCCAGGGCGAAGAGATGTTCCACGTCCTCCTTGGTAAAGAACGTGTCGTAGTCGATCGTCAGCAGGTATTCGCACTTGTCTATGAACTGTTCGAAAATCCGCGTATTCACCTGTGACCAAAAACAGCCAGTGCCCATCGTGGGGCGAATCCCCAGCGGCATCAGTGCCTGTGCCCACGCGAAGTGGTTGGCCGTAAACGACAGCCTAGGCATCGAGAGCACGGCTTCCACCCTGATGTCGGCTTCAGTGCCACCTACCTTGACGAGCATGGGCAACCCTTAAAAAGAGAGCGGGCCGCCCCGAGTTGGAGCGGCCCGCCTAGTTTGCACATCACGTCAAGCCGTCAGGCTCACGCACCAACAAGGCCGATCATCGGGCCAGCCACGGTGTCAGTGCCAAGGTTGGCGTGCGTGATCGCCACGCGGGCCACGGCGCGAATCACCGTCTGGTCGCTGAGGAAGTTCACCTGGTCGCTCGAAGCGATCTCGATGCCCTGCCGCACGCCGTAGTAGCTGGAGTTCGCCATGTTCCCGTAAAGGGCCATGATCGCACCCGTCGAGTCCGCACCGCTCGGGAGCCGGTCGGTGAGAACCACCGGGCTGCCAAGGAATGTCAGGCCCATGCCCTGCGAGAGTCCGACCGAACCGCCCTGGGCGAGATCGAGCGACTGCATGCAGGACGCAAAGAAGAACGGCGAACAGAACCACTTGGCACCCTGACGCGAGTGCTGCGGAACCTTGGCCATCATGGCCAGCAGGTTCGCCTTCGTCACTTCGTCGGGCGTGTCACCGGCAGCCGTCACCAGCGAGGCGGCGTAGGTGGCAGCAGACGCAGCCAGAAGCCCACCCGTGTAGGTGCTGACGAGACCGGCAACCGCTGGAGCGTTGCTGGGGTTGCCGCTCCACGCAGCCTCTTCGACGGCGTTGCTAAGAGTCAGAGCCAGTTCAGCCGCGATCCAGTCGGCAATCGACACGATCGAGTCCTGAAGCAGTTCCGAAGCAATCGTCACCGCACCCGTGACCTTCTTCGCAGTCAGCGTCACCTGGTTGCTGGTGGGATCGCTGGCCGTGATGGCCACGTTCTCGTTGATCCAGTAAGCAGTGGCACCGGCAGTCCGACGCGGGAACAGCAGCACGTCGCTCGGCATCTGCACGTTCTGTGCGTTCTGAGCGAAGGCCGAATACTCGTCAACAAGACGAATGACGGTGCTGCTGAGGATGTCGGGCACGAAGGCCGCACCCGTGGTGCTGCCGGTCGAACCCTGGGCACGAGCCTCGACGCCGTGATCCTGGCACCACCGACGGGCCTCGGCGTCACCGCTCTTGGCCTTGAACCACATGCCAACCGAGTAGGCGTCCTTGGCGTTCTCAAACGCACGGAGCCGACCGGAGAAAGGAACCGCTTCGATGCGGTCAGCCTTCCGCTCCTCGGTCACTTCCGGTGCCGGGCTGCAACGCTCGACCACCGAACGCAGGTTCTTGGCAGAGTCAACGACCTTCTTTTCGAAGTCGATCTTCGTGGTGAGCTCTTCGGCCCGCTTGTTCAGGTCGATCAGTTCCACATCGCGGGCAGTCGTATCGTCGGCCTCGATCGCACGCACGGCGTCGATACGGTTGGCAAGGGTTGCTGCCTCGTCCTGAAGCTTCTTGAGATTGTCCATGTTCGGTGAGACTCCTGCGGCGGTATTGCCGTGGAGTTCACGCTATTGCCGGTCGGTGCGTGTCTTGCAGTACCGCACTTCAGAATGTGTTGTGTGGACAAAACAAGTTCCGCGTGCCCCGCACTTGGGGCACCGCATGTACCGCTGCCGCTCGTTGCCAACCGGTCGGCTGGAACGAGTCCGCAGACGCTCACCGCACTGGCACCGCACTTCAGACATTTCGCAGCCTCAGAGTCCATGCCGCAGCGGCATCACGCACCAGCGAACGCTTCACGATTTCGGCGGCCACAGCCTCGGGCTCGGGATGCGACTGCGTTGCCAGCCAGGCTTCGTAGGAACGCATAGCCACAGATGCAGACGTGGAAGGGTAGGCCGGGTTCAGCACCGGCCCCACGTCGTAGAGTCCCGATACCTCGCGGATCTGGCGGATGGCCTTGCCGTCCTCGCCAGTGCGGAAGGATTCATTCTTCGGGTCCACCGTGAAGGCGAATGAAGAACCCCGCACGTCGCGCCGCTGAATCAGTTCGAGCACGTCGGCCCGGCTGACGGGTGGCGTCACCACGTACTTCAGCCCCTTGTCATCGCTGGAGAGTTCGAGCGTGCCAGACGATGAACGGCCCAGCACGATATTGGAATCGTGGTTGAACAGTGCCACCACGTCGCCCTTGCCCCTCTGGCGGCTCAGGATCTTGTCGAAGGCTCCCGGCAAGATCTCTTCCCTGAAGCCACCCAGATCGAGCGACAGGCGGTTGTAGACGGCAGCGTAGCCGATGATGGCAGCACGGCCATCGGCACGGCTTTCCACGATCAGTTCGTTATCGTCCTCAAAGGCGAAGTCGCGGCGTTCAATTTCCATTGGTCTGCTCCTGTTTCTTCACAAACTGCGGGGAGTCATCAACCCACACATCTACGTTGATTCCTGCCGCTTTTGCCGCAACGTCCTTGAACTGATCGCCCACAAGCAAAACGTTCGAGAAACTGCTGGCGTATTCGCCAAGGGTGGCTGTAATCTCGTTTCGGTCCTGCTCGGTGTCTGGCCTGCGAGAAATCATTACCACCTGATTGCCGGATGCGGCCGAGGACTTGGCAAACTCCCCCCACATTTCCGGGTCGCTGGAAAACGTTTTGTCGTAGTCGATGCTGATTGTCATCGCACGCAAGGAGCGAACCGGCTCGACATCCTCAAGGCTATCCTCATCTTCAATCGGCTTGGGCGCGGGCGGTTCCGCGCCAACCTTGTCCAGCGTGGTCATGTTGAGTTGCACGAAGTGCTTGTCGCCCTCTGGCCCGATCGGGTTCAGGTTCTCAAGTTCGCGGATCTCGTTCACTGTCATCCAGCCATTTTGCAGGGCTGACACGTAGTAGGCCGATCGGCTGGCGTGGTCGCCACGAAGCAACCCGCTAACGCTGTGCTCGGCAAAATACGTTTCGTCGTCCACGATCAGGTCGCGGCTGATCGCCGCTTCCCACCGCTTCAGGTGCGGAAGCAGGCAGTGCTGCACGAACTCCGTGCCTTGCACTTCAATGTTCGAGTAGGTCGATCGGGTCAGATCCTGAATCATGTGCGGCGGCACGCGAAACGCCCGGCATATCTCGATGACTTGGTATTGCCGCGTCTCAAGGAACTGGGCCGCCTCATTGCTGCCGCTGAGTTCATGGGCCTTCACGCCGTTGGGCAGGACAGCCGTTCGGAAGGCACGATCAGCGCCCCGGTGCATCCGCTCCCATTGCTCACGCAGCCGCTCGGCGGCCTCCACCGGAATCGGGTTCTCAGACTCCAGCACGATGCCGGGGCGGGCACCGTTTCCGAAGTAGGTGGAACCGTGGGCCTCAAGAGCCTGCGACAGCCCGATAGCGTTCTGGAAAATCTTGTACGTGGGGATCGCCTTGATGCCGTCCTCTGTGGTGAACCGCAGGGCGAATATCTGGCTCTGGCTGTAGATCGTCTGTTTGCCGCTCGGCTCCCGGTATCGGTAGCGGA